GCTGACCCCGGTGATGGTCGCTGGACATCAACAAAAGCCCCTGTAACACCGCTAGAAGCCCCTGTAGAGGCCGACAGCACAGTATCAGAATCAACCCCAACCACTAACTAAGGAGCGCCTCAGATGGCCTTTTTATCCGCCAACAGCTATATGGGTCTTGTCGTCGAAGCGACACGCGGAACCCTACCAACAGGAGGAACGCCGGTTTACATTCCGGTAACGTCTCCACAGGTAACGCCAATGCAGACATTCCTGCGAGACGAAGCGTTCCGAGGTTCACCTACTTTGGTCTACGACCAAGTTCAGGGTGTACGTCACGACGAGTACGACTCTAAGTTCTACCTCTTCGCTGACACATTTGGCACGCTTGCTAAATCAATTCTTGGTGGTACTGACACTGTAACTGGTTCTTCTGTTTACACACACAACATCAAGCTTCTTAACAACGCTGCTATCGGTTCACAACCACAGTCATACTCAATCCTTGACTTCGACGGTGCTAACTACTTCACAATGACAGGCGCACAGGCTGACAGCCTTGCAATCACCTTCGGCGCAGAAGCAGCGGCAGACGCAACAGTCAAGTTCATGGCTAACCCATACACTTCATACACAAGCGCACCTGCTCCGTTCACAAACCTTTCATTGTCAACCGAACACATGATTCCTGCTTGGGATACTTCTATTACAGTTAGCGGAATTAACTCAGGCGCAGCTCTTACCTACATTCAAAGTGGTGACATTACTCTTGCTCGCAAGACTGCACCTATCTTTACAATGGGTACACAGGCTCCGCTTGTCAACTTTGCTGGCCCTATTGAAGTATCAGGTAAGTTCATAGCCGTTGTAAACACAAACGCTGACGCTTGGTCAACTGGATCATCAGCAGAAGCACTTACACGCTCACCACAGGTAGTCACAATTACTATGACTGACCCTAACGACTCTACCTCTGCAACGAACCACAGCATTGCCTTCACAATGACTTCGGTTCAGTTCCACGACGTAAAGCGCACACGCGGTAAGGAATACACCGAAGTAGAATTGTCATTCACTGCAAACGCAAACGCAACCGACGCTACGACTGGTTACTCACCAGTTCAGGCTACGATTGTAAACGCAACAGCAGCCGCTTACTAAATAACCCAAAGGGGATGAAATGCCAGCAGTAAACCTTCCAAACAATCAGTCAGCCATCTTGTATTCACGAGACGAAATCTCTGAGCGCACAGCTCGCAGTATCTCTCGTGCGTACATGAAGGCGGCTGGTTCGGCAGCAAAACTAACCAACCTCGGATTCGACGAGGCCAAGCCTGAATCGTGGACTATCTTTGCTGAGATTTCAGACGAGGACAGAGACAACCTTGATGGCTATCAAGCCGCGCTAATTGTTGGTCTAGTTAAGTCATGGTCGCTAGGAGACCTGCCTACTCTCGACTCTGCTCTCGACCTTCCTAAGCCTGTCTTTGAGGCATTGGCTGAAGCTTGCGGTGTTGAGTTCAACGGCTCACCAGACTTCTCGCCAGACATTGACCCAAAAGCCCCTACCGCCGACTAGCGCGGCTAGAGGCATCACTCAGAGGTAAAGACTCAGAGGTTGACGCAGAGGTAATTAACCTGTTTCGCGAACACCAGTTTCGCAAAACATTTGGTGGATCACATGACGACTTTATGAATCAGCCAAGAGAAATAACGGACTGGCTTATTGCTATTGACGGAATTATGAACGAGGTTCAGCGTGGCTGAGATTATTATTTCAGGCATTAGTGATTTTGATAAAGCACTTAGATTTGACATAGCCAAAGCAGATGCCGCAGCTCGCAACATAGTCACTAAAGGCGCGCTTGTTATTGAACGCAAGGCTAAAGAAGAGTTCCGCGCACGACCATCAGGGTCACAACGAGTTTCTAAGTCTGGTCGAGTTTACTATCAGGGCGCTCCCAAGTACCCTGCAACACCACCGAAGCCAACACAACGCTCAGGAAATTTACGTAACTCAATTAGAACGCAATCAGTTACATCTTTAGGTTCTGGTCGTTGGCAATCCGACACCGGCCCATCAGTTAAATATGCAGGATCCGTTGAATACGGAACATCAAGGTCGCGTGAATTTCCTTACATGACCCCAGGCGTAAAGAACAGCAATGAAGAAATTAACCGAATCGCTCAGGAGGAGTGGCGTCTAGCCCAAGAATAATGTCATTTTTACCTCCTATAATTGCAACACTCATAGCCGACACCAAAGAATACACAGCAAAGATGACCGAGGCTCAAGCCAAAATGGCCGAGTTCGGAGCTACTTCTAAGTCATCTGCTGGTCTATTTGGATTATCTGCCAAGACCATTGCCTTTGGTGCTGCTGGTGTTGCGGTTGCGGTAGGTGCTTACGCCGTTGACGCTGCCTTGAAGTTTAACGAACAAATGGACAAGGTTAAACTGCAAGCCGGTTTGACAAAAGAACAGACCGATGCTTTAGGCAAATCTATTCTTGACCTTTCTTCAACGCTCGGTGTAACAACCGCAGACCTTGCCACAGGCACGGTTATGATTGAACAAGCAGGTATTCGTGGCGCTGCAGCAACAACACTTCTTGACAATGCAGCAAAAGCATCTATTATTACCAATGCTTCTGTTGCCGACACTACAAAAGCCATTGTTGCAGCTCAATCACTGCAAATTGCTAAAGGTTACGATGTAACTAAATTAACTGGCATTCTTGTAAAAGGATCACAAAGTTTTGTTGGTGGTCTTGCTGCTGAAGAACAAATGCTATCTGGCCGAGTTGGTGTTGCATTATCCAACTATGGATTAAGCCTTAAAGAAATTATCCCAATTGGAGCAATTTTTGCAAAAGTTGCATTGCCTACGCGATCTATTGCTGCCTTTGCCAATGGTCTTGGCAATTTGGAAAAATCTACTAAAGACTCTAAAGGCAATTTAACTTCTTACGCTAAGGGTCTTGAAGCCGTTGGCTTAAGTCAAGAAAAACTCGCTTCTGATTTGCGTAGGGGAAACATAGTTGGAGTTATCACTTCACTTAAGCAAGCAGCCATTGAATCAGGTCAACCTTTATCCGTAATTACTAAAGCGGTTTTTGGAAGTGGTGGTGGCTCTGCAAGTGTCCTTGTTAAAAACTTAAATGATTTAGCAGCGGCGCAAAAGAACTTAACTGGGGCTGGTGGTAAATCACTTGCGGCTCAAACACAAGAAGCCTTAAATACACCTGCTCAGCAAATTAAAATCTTCCAACAGTCTCTTAACAAGGCATTAGTAAATCTGGGAACAGTTGCGCTTCCCTGGGTTATTACTGGAGTAAAGTTTGCTACTGGTGTTCTTGAATCCATTACTGGTCTCCTTACTGGAAACTACAAAGGAAGAACAGCCGCAACCGGTGGTAAAAGCCAGGCCGTCAAAGACATTTTTGGCGGTATCTACAACTCGTTTGAACGAGAAATCTTTAGTATTGGAAAATCAATAGTAGGTGCTGCAACATTTAATGCTCAAGCAACAAGCAACGCATTATTTGGAAAGTCAACAGCTCCATTCCAATACCACCCTGCTACGGTCTTAAAACCACAAGGCAAAACTAACGTCACATTGAACTTAAAACCAAGTGGCAAATAATGGCAAGTTTTGATTCAATAGAAAATCAAGATTGGATTATTAACCTTGACATGGCTTTGGTGGCTCAACACTTAGCCGCCGACCCAGTCTTTATTGCCGCAATCTCTAAAGAGGTTCGCAATCAGATGACTAAAGACGTGCGCTGGATGGGCAACCTATTCTCCAAGTGGGCTTCGACAAACCCACCAGCTCCATCAACTAGGAAGCGTTCACAATGACACTTGCCTCGTTGCCTACGCTGTCAGTTCAAATTGCGTTCACCCCTACCAACATTCAAAGTCTCACACAGACTTGGACAGACGTAACGCCCTACGTTCGCGACTTTCAAACTCGTCAAGGTCGCCAGCACTTTCTTGACCGCGTTGAATCAGGCACATTAAATCTTAACGTCAGCAACCGAAACGGCTTCTTTCTAAACGGATCAGTCAACGGTACTGGTTATGTGATTCAACCTCGCCTACCTATCAAGGTTACTGCGACGTGGAGTGGCACAACCTACCCAATCTTCTTTGGAATTATTGATGACATCGAAGAGCGCATTACCGACCAACTAAACAGCGACCTGTCTATCAGGGCAACCGACTTAATAAAGTTCTTGTCGCTTCGTTACATGGCCTCGTCTAACTTTTGGAATCAGTACGCATACAGCGCAAGTGCGACTGACTGGTATCGCTTTACAGCACCTACCTCAGTAGTTTGCACCAGCGCAGTCAACGTAGGTGGAACAACTGTAACCTATCAGGGCATTAACAACTTTGTTACAGGACAGAGTGTAATTGTTACTGGTTTTCAAGGAACAGCATCTTGTAACGTAACAGGAAACGTAACTTCTGCATCAAGTTCTCAATTTGTTTTGACTGTAACTAGCGGTGGTTCAACACCTGGCGCATCTGCCGGAACAGGATCAGCATTTCTAGCAAATGTTACCGATGCTATTAACTCATCTAATTCTGGTTTCATTTCTGGCTCAGCTTCATTTCAGTCAAATGGTGCAATGGTTTACAGCAATGACGGATGTGTTGACCTAGCAAATGGGTCAAATGCTCCTTCTGCTTATTTTGATTTTCCAGGTATTCCGCTTTTTAATACATTTGGCGGTATTGATTTTTGGATTTTAGGTCAAGGTATTGCTGGAACCATAATCTTCCAAGCAAACTCAAGTCTTGGCGTATTCATTAACTTTGGTGTTTCTGCATCAGGAAATCTACAAGTTACAAATGCTGGAAGCGGCGCTGTTTTATCTAGCGTCAATTCGATTGCTGTTAATGATGGTTATTGGCATCATGTTGGTTTAATAAAAAACTCATCTGGCAATTTTTGTGTTTATGTTGATGGGGTTTTTGGTGGTTCAACTGGCGCAACAAGTATTGACACCCACATTGGTACAGGTGGAACGGCTGACTTCATTCTTGGCGGAACTAACCTTGCTCTTCTTTCTATTGGCACAGGTGGTGTGGCAAACTGCCCTTGCCTTATTGACGAAGTTGTAATTAGTAGCAACACAAACTACGCAACAACGCTTACAAACGAAGTTCTTAATCGCTACACAGCTGGATTCTTGCTTACTAGGGGCTTTCCTGTAACCGCTAACGGCGTTCTATCAGGTGACAGAATTGCCGAGATTCTCTGCATTGCAGGATTTGGAACTATCTCTGGTGGTCAGGTAGTTCTGAACTCCAACACCTACTTCATCAACAACGGCTCTGCGTGGGTCAACGGTGCTGCTAGTAATGGCTTTATACCCGTTGAGCCTTACTACTGGGATTCACCAGTCACAGGATCTACGGCACTCGACCTCATCTTGCAGATTTGTGACACCGACATTGGCTCGTTCTATCAGAAGCCAGACGGAACTTTTGCGTACCACAACCAGAAGTTCTACGGCACTTGGTCTTGGAATGGTACATCAGGTACTTGGACTCCGAGCTACACAACGCCTAGTGGCGACCACGTATGGACTGACGACGCAACATCTTCTTACGCGTACTACGGCCCTACGCTTCAAGTCCTTAGAGACGACGTTGACGTATGGACAACCGTAAAGGTAGCGCCACAATCTGGCACACAACAGATTTACGAGAATACTGCTAACCAATCTCGCTATGGTTACTCGACTCTCACTAAGTCGGGAACGCTACACACACTGCTAAACCTTGCGTTGTCTACAGCCAACTTCCTCGGCAACCTATTTAAGAGTCCACTTCCTCGTATTGGTAACGTTGAGCTGCGAAGCGAAACAAACAATGGTGGCAACATGACCGCCTTGCTCAACACGCAATTCGGTGACGTAGT